CCGTTTCAGCCCTAAGGTCATCTTCTAGTTCTTGCCTAAGTTCTGCCTGAAGTTCTTCACGCTTATCAAACTTGTTGCTGTATTCTTCGAAATCCTCAAACCTATCGACAAGGTTTAGTTTGATAGTAGGCTTTTCTATAAGGTCACCATGTTCATCAAAATAATTCACATCACCCAAAGACTTTGGAAAATCTAAAGCGACTAGACCAGCAATGCCATTGATGAACTTATCTTTCTCGGGCGTGTCCCCACTAAAGATTACATCAACAACTTGCTGGGTTTCATAGGTGATTGCGAGCATGGCGGTAACTGATTTTGGTAATGACATAATAGTCCTCCTTATTGTATCTGTGCGGCTGCACGGTCTAGTATTACACTCAAAGCACGGTTTAGCGAACTCAGGTCATTCATGGTACAAGTAAAAGCAACAATTTCATCAATCACTACATTGGCTATGTAGTTTTCACGAATAACTTGCCATGCCAACGGAGCCCAAGGGTCAATCTGAGAAGAAGGAATTTCTGCCTTGTATTCTGCGGAATCCTTTGGAATTTCCGTAAATACAACACGTACATTACCTTTCTGCATAGAGTTCATGACATTAGAACGTGACCACTCAATATTCACTTCCTGAAACTTATTCTCACTAAGGAATAATTTACCCATAATAATACCTCCTAATATCCTAGAAATTCGTTGATAGTGCGAGCATCAGCATTGGGATTGTAGTTACCATTGCGGTCTACAATTCCGTAGCACAAGCATGATGCAACGTGTTCTTTACAATCAATGCAAGAGTTGCATACATCACACACATTGTTATCAAGAGCCTTGCCTGTAATCTGGTGACCACAGACGTAACACTCTTCATCTGGTCCAGTTACACCACATGGTGAACATGAATCTGCATCCTCTTCCCACCAAGCATGCTTGCTACCAATAACATTGCCGTCACCATTCCATGCTTGGGCATCCCATGAACTGGAATACGGCTTGCTGTACGACGAGTAGGAATATGAATATTTGTAGGTGCTGTTAGACCACCAAATACCATCAGTCCAATGACCATCATCTTCATTGAGAATGTAAACAGGGTCACGCAACTCTGGTGCAGTAGACAAGATAGCAACCTTGCTACCAGCAGTAAATCTTTCTAGACGGCGGAAAGTATCCTTGTCGTCTAGTTCCTCAACACCTATAGAGCCCAGAATATCTTCGGCAAAGATACGAGTATCTGAACGGTCGTCACCAGCACGAGGAGTGATAGGAAGCATACCATTGTGACCAAGCACAATGTCATGGCGACCATCAACACGGAATGGGTGATTGTTCTCAAGCGTAGTAGAACCATGAGTGGTGTAACGTGCGTGGAACATTCCAACTGGCTTGTTGGAGTTACCCATCTCGTCAATGAAACGCTCGATAAGACGCTCATACTTCATGCTACGACCAGTAACAATGCGGTCACCATGATTTACGGCAAAGCCATAACCGTGAGGATTATTCTCACTAGCATTGTAAAGGTAATCACGATTAGGAATTTCTCCAAGAGTAACCATAAGTAAACACATAACTATTCTCCAACCTGTCCAGTCAAACTGAACTTATCTAGGTAACTATTTAGGATTTCATATTCTGGTCGACTAGCGACCCAAGCAATGAACGACTTGGAACTAAGAGCCTTGCCCATAATCATATCATTACAGGAAAGGTTTTCTGTGTATTTCACAGAAGCATCAACGAGTTGTAGACACATCTTCAGACGTTCAGCCTTCAGGGATGACTGGAAGATGCGTACCTCAAGGGTGGCACGGTTCTGCACATTTACTGCCAGATATCTTTCACAATGCTCAGTTCTACGCAACTTGCGTGAAATATTGCGAAGATTATCATTATCAAACCTTGCCCAACGAGAACTACTACGACCAGCCAAGGTCTCAAAAAGATGCTTATTGCGAGTAATCAGATGAACAAAGCGTGCTTGATGTGAAATACCTGAGAAGCCATCACGAGAAACGTGAATATGCAGACCAGCAGTATCAGCATTCCAACCTCCAAAACTACCATCATTGAGATGCTCAATAGCCTCAAAAGGAAAGTTTTCCATAGCCCAGCCGAGAGTCATTGGATGACTTACCATCTCGAAACCATGATTGAGAGAACCATCATTCTTGAGATAGGTGACATTATGGATGTCGCACATCTCTACACCATTGCTAAAGGTGTATTGTCCCTCACCCAGATATTCCAACTCTAACTCAAATCCCATGTAGGCAATCTGACGATACTTACGGATAATAGTATCATTTGCCATACTGCGTAAAGGAGCATTATCAAAATCCTCCACGGTATGCATAAAGATAGGGTCAGGACGGTAGTCGTAGTGATGAATTTCACCATTATCATAGCAGTTAGATGCATGCTCACCAGAATAATCATCATCAATGTATTCTTCACAGTTATCACAGAAATGGTAATACTGGTCACGACAACTCTCACACACAGAATAGCCACCAGAAGTATGAGAAGACGAGTCTACAGCAGCCCAGTCACTACAATGATTACAAATGAACCAGTTGTCACGGGTACAGCGATAGCAATACACGTTACCAGAACCATCTGCTGCATGGGTAGAACCAGACTGCTCATTGAACTGATTACCACAGTCCTCACACGTAGCAGAACAGTTCTCACAGACAGGTCCACGAGTGCCTTCGAAACCAAGTTCCGTGAACTCGTCGATAGTCCGACTGCAACCAATGCAGTCACGAAGTTCTGGAACACTATCATCATCAAGATTTGGCATTACAACCTCCTAAAGGTTTTTCTTACTAATAAAAAGTATCTTGTAAGATACTTGGATACCGAAACGGCGACGCTCAATCATGCTTACTGCGTAAGCCTATCATAGATAGGTGACATACACAAGGTGAAATAGGGAAGTTCACCCAAAAACGTGTAATTCTATGACATCATACACATAAAACGAGTCCTCCTCAGCCATGGCATAGGCATAACCCTCGGCAACTTTTCGATTAGAAAATAGGGCAGACCCAATATTCCAATCATCAATGTTAGAATTTGCATCATCAGCCTCAATAAAGACTACACCATAAACAGAGAACTCAGATTTCATTACAACCACCACGCTTTCTTGTCATCTTGATAGTCCAAACCATCAATGTCTAGTTTCCAACCGTATTCACGAGCCAACTTTTCACCCACAGGAGCATCAGATAGCACAATGCCACGCTGATTATTGGCAAAAATTTGCTCCAACAATTCTTCATACCACTTTTTCATCACTTTTCTCCTTTTCTGCCACCATGGATTAGAGCCACAAGTAGCACGATAGATACGGAATAGAACACGATAAGACCACAGAAAATAGCCATTACCCCATCAACTCCTTCATCTTATTATCAAACTCTACAGCCAAATGCACGCTGTCTATGAATAATAAGTATTGAGTAATGTGACCAGTAAAGTTTCTGCGTAGATACTTAGGCATTGTAGCAGGCGCTAGAGAACGCCATACTAGCAAACCTTGAGCATGGCAATCTAGCCATTCCTCGTAGTCATCTTTGAACTTAGATTGCCACCAAGTGTAGTTCCTAAGTTCATCTTTAGCCGATTGCAAATCAGACATTACTTCTCCTCCATCATTGCATTATGCAAAGTGCGAAACTTTTCCGCAACCGCAAGTTGTGAATGAAAATCAAAATACTCACTCACAGGACGCTTACGAAACCCAAACATGTTATCTGTGACGATACGCCAAGCCAGATAACCCTTAGCATGGTAGTCAATCCAAGGTTCGTTGATGCTAAGCAACTCCTCAGGAAAAGCAAACCATTCGATTACAGCATGACGAGCGCCATTGTAGTTGAGCAAAGTCATCACTCATCACCCATGTCCACTAGATGCCCCTCAGAAGACACACTCGTCAGATTAGTTGCAATAATAATCTGACCGTGAGCATCCTCATGGAAAGTAGCATTAGGAATAATAGTCAAAATTGCTTCCATCAAATCATCAAACATTACTTGTTACCTCCTGCAACAATAGCCAAACCGACACCAATAATAACTACACCAATGAACCACGAAATAGTGCTAAACACAGACATAACTATGCCTCCTTACGGATAGAACGGAGCGTTGCACGCAACGCCTGCTTGTCACGACCACGAGAGTCACGACTACGGGCATGGTCGCCAGAGTCACGCACAGCGACACTCTCACGAACATACACAGGGATAGGCTGATACTTAGAGCGGACATTACGGGACTTAGACATAAGAGATACCTTCTTCCGATTCGATAACGATTACTTCAGGGTGTTGCGAAGAAATGTGACGAGCAGCATAGTCCACAAGGGTACGGTACTCGGCACGACCAGTGCCAGCGTTACACAGATTGCACTCAAGAGTGTAGTCCCCAAAGAACTCGTCACTCACCAGCACAGGACTGATAACAATAGGTGGAACAGTAGATACCTCAACAGTATCTTGTAAGATACTAACCGTCATGATTAGACACCACCTAACTTTTTATCCAACTGCTCAACAATAGTATCCATGCGGTCACGCAAAGCGATAGCCTCACGGAAAGCAAACTCACCATCATCAAGACAAATAGTGTGTGCAAAGGCTTCGCTGATGTCCGCAAGTTCACTTACAAACTCACGATAACTACACATGCCACGCAAGTAGTGCACCATAACTTTAGCAAAATGCTCCCTAACCAATGCTTCAGTCATGACTGCACCTCGAAACTTGCACGAATTTCAGCACGCAACTCAGCCTGATACTCAGCAGACAGCACACGACCTGCAGCCACAGCCTGAGCCACAGCACGAGCCAACAGAAACTCGGTACGCTTATCAGGGTCATACGAAACCCTAACAGAACTGCTAGGACGTTGCGCATCACGCACATAACGCTTAGTGCGGACATTCTTCACTTCACTCATAATAGAACCTTTCTTGACAGTATCTTGTAAGATACTCTCGGACTAAGAAAATCAAGACCATCTCAATTTTCATGTTCTACGAACATCTTACCCCAAAACCCAACCTTGCACAACCCCAAATAGGCAAAAACCCTTATTCCAATGGGTATTTCATACACACACATACACACACATACACACACAATTACAACAGTATCTTACAAGATACCACCCACACACACGCACATACACACAGATAGTTTGTGTCGGCAGACAGCCAAAAAAAACATAAAGTATCTTATAAGATACTCTTACCACCTTCAGTCACACACACATAGAATAGTTTGTGGCGGGCACGCGCCCGTGGAGCGGTTGCCTATAAGCAACGCAGTTGCGGATAATTTTGGGCATGAAAAAACCCCCCATTTCTGGGGGGTCCTTCCAAATTGCCTTTATTTCATGTCGCCCATGATGGACTCGATACGGGCAATTTCCGCATAGATAAGGGCAAGTGTTGTCTTACCGTCCACGGCACGGGCAAATATAGCCTCTAGTGTCTTGATGTCCGCCTCCGTCTTCTCCGCCGTGGTCTTAGTCTGACGAGGTTCCGCAGACTTAGCGACACTAGGAACGCCCAAGTTTTCCAACAGTTCGACCTTCTCAGACTTAGACATCTTCTGCTTGCCAATACGCTTTAGCGCACCCACGGTCACGTCATTGCCCGCCGTGTCAATTGCTTGCTGTGTTGCCGTGCCACTAAAGCCATGCATCACGGCCACGCCACGGGCAATAACCTTGCCCACGTTGCCCTTAGTCATGCCCAAAGCCTCGCCGATAGTGACATCAGAGAACCCTCCCTTTAGGTGCGTATTAGCAACTAGCACGGCTTGCTCATTCAGCATAGTTTCACGCATCTCCGCAATTTTGCCCTCGTACTTGTCGGCAATAGTTGCGTATTCGGACTTGAGGTTAGCGATAGTGAACTTTACATTTTCGATAGTAGCCATTTTCAGGACCACCTTTCAGGTTTAGCGATACGGGACTATCCCGAACCGTTGCACTAATTGTCTCATAGATAGACAACTAACGCAAGGGGAAACACCAAAGTATCTTGTAAGATACTTATGCATTTATGCACCCCAATGCATAACCCAATACGGGGGAGGACACCCACCAGATAGTGAGATGCTAATAAGCAACGGCTAAACAATTGTTACCCATTCACAACAGGCAGGGGGAGGGGGTGTTGCCCTATGGCAACCACCACTCGTTGCCGACAGGCAACATTCTGTATGACCCACCAGTGCTAAAAAACGGTGGCAGGTGTATATAATTACTCTGTCATATATTTTTGCGGTGTGTTTGGGTTTGCCTTGTGTTGTAAGGGTTTTTTTTGTTTACTTAATGTTTACAAAACTTTTTTAAAGTTTTTTCGTTACGGGGTCTGTGTAATTGGGTTAGTATATATGTATAGTTAATTTGTTTATAACGCACCACTTGTGTGGTGCTTGTGTATTGTTTTACACCGCTCTTGCGGCGGTGTTTGTTTAGTGTTTTGTTTATGGGGTTGTTTTGGCTGCTAAGTCGGGTGCTTTGCATCATACTAGGATTAAGTTGGCTGAGGACCAGTCTAAGGTTTTGGCTCTTGTTTCTGAGGGTTTGGATTTTAGTGTTGCTATGCAACAGGTGGGTCGTAAGAAGGATGCTCTTCGTTCTTGGTTGAAGGATGAGAAGTTTGCTAAGGATTTGGAGTCTGCGCAGATTAGGGGTAATGATACGGTCATTGCTTCTTTGGATGTGGATTCTGCTAAGACTCTTGATTTTGCTACGTTTAGTAAAGAGTTTTTGAATAGTGAGGTTTTTCCTCATCATCAGTCTTGGATTGATGTTTTGGAGGGTAAAGAACCTTCTTGGCTTCATGATTCTATGACTTATCAGCCTGGGCATAGTAATCGTCTTTTGATTAATGTTCCGCCTGAGCATGCTAAGTCTACGGTTTTGACGGTTAATTATGCTGCTTATCGTATTGCTATGAATCCTAATATTCGTATTGTTATTGCTTCTCAGACTCAGACTAGGGCTAAGGAGTTTTTGTATTCTATCAAGCAGCGTCTTACGGAGCCGCAGTGGTTGAAGATGCAGCAGGTGTATGGTCCTGCTAATGGTTTTAAGGGTACGGCGGACCAGTGGACTCAGGACCGTATCTATCTTGAGCGTACGTCTGGCGAGAAGGACCCTACGGTTCAGGCTCTTGGTATTGGCCAGCAGATTTATGGTACTCGTGCCGATTTGATTATTCTTGACGATATTGTGACCACGACGAATGCCCACGAGTGGGAGAAGCAGATGAACTGGCTTCAGAAGATGGTTATTACTCGTCTTGGTAAGAATGGTAAACTTATTATTGCTGGTACACGTGTTGCTTCTGTAGATTTCTACAAGGAGTTGCGTAATCCTGACCATTGGGCTGCAGGTGATTCTCCTTTCACTTATCTGGCTATGCCCGCCGTTCTAGAGTTCGCCGATAAGACTGCCGACTGGTTAACATTGTGGCCTTGGTCTGACCGTCCGTGGGATGGTGATGAGGATGAACTTCCTAATGAGTACGGCTATTATCCTAAATGGAATGGTCCCGAGTTAAATCGCCGTCGTGGTGAAGTCTCCGCCTCCACATGGGCTCTTGTGTACCAGCAGCAAGATGTTGAAGAAGATGCTGTGTTCCCACCGATGGTGGTTAACGGGTGTATTAATAGGCTTCGCAAACCTGGTCCGATTAACTATAGTGCACCTGGGCATCCTTCTGGTGGCTCCTGGTTTATTGTCATGGGTCTTGACCCTGCCATGTCTGGTAAGACTGCTGCAGTAATGTATGCTGTCGATAAGGACACTGGCCACCGTCTCATTCTTGACTGCTACAATATGAGTGACCCTACACCCCGTAAGATTCGTACCCTTATTGAAGAATGGGTTATCCGTTATGGACCGTCTGAAGTCCGCATCGAAATCAACGCCTTCCAGAAAGCCTTCTCACTTGATGAAGACTTGCGTCAATGGTTGGCATCTCGTGGATGCCGTCTGTCTGAACAATTTACAGGCAAAAATAAATGGGACACCTCATTCGGTGTCGCCGCAATCTCCAACCTCATGGGTACTATCAGGGATGGTAAGTTCCAGGATGACAACATCTTGGAATTGCCAGACAACTGCAATGAACACACCAAGGCCCTAGTAAACCAGTTAATTACTTGGTCTGCTGACACTAAAGGCCCTACGGACCTTGTTATGGCTTTGTGGTTTTGTGAAATGCGTGCACAAGAAATTGTGCGCACTGGTAGCAATGTCAAATACTATTTTGATAACAGATATATTACTAACCGTCAAAGCAACAATCGAAATGTTGTAAACCTTGACGACCTTGCTATGCAGCAAGAAGTCGTCTACATCTAAGGATATTAATGCTTACTATTGAACAAATCTCAGACAAGGTGCATGTTCTAAAACAACGCTTTGCTGAACGTGATGGTGCAATGGCAGATATCCTAGCAGTACGCAAGGGTGACATTGAATCTGTAGCACCAGAAATGTTTCCTGAAGGTCTCAACCGTTCAATGGTTGCAAACTTTATTGATGTCGCTGCACGTGACATTTCTGAAGTCCTAGCCCCACTGCCTTCACTAAACTGCAGCACATCAAATACTAACAATGACCGTGCAAAGAAACGTGCCGATAAAAAAACCACTATTGCTAACCACTATGTACAATGCAGTCGCCTGCAAACACAAATGTATGTTGGTGCAGACTGGTACTTGACGTATGGTTTCCTACCTATTGTTGTAGAACCAGATTTTGAATACTTAATGCCACGGATTCGTGTGGAAAACCCTATGGGTGCTTACCCAGAATATAATCGCCACGGCAAACTCGTGTCCTACACTAAACGATACATTAAATCGGTACGTGAACTCATTGTCGAATTTCCCGAATACGAGTCACAAATCCTTGGACGTAACGGTCGTGAACAAGAACTTAACGCCCAGATGGAACTTATCCGTTATGAAGATGCACAACAGATAACCCTATTCCTTCCTGAACGCAATAACTTTGTCCTGCTCAGTGCAGGAAACCCTATGGGTGAACTTACTGTGCGTATTGCACGTCGCCCAGGTGTAGACCCAGATAATCCTCGTGGACAATTTGATGACATTATTTACCCACAACTTGCACGTGCACGCTTTGCGTGGCTTGCGATGGACGCTGCAGAGAAATCTGTTAATGCACCATTTGTTGTACCTAATGATGTTCAAGAATTTGCTTTTGGTCCCGATGCCATTCTCCGTTCTAGCAATCCTGCAGGAATTGGTCGAGTTCCACTTCAAATTCCACCAGGCGTATTCCAAGAACAACAAACACTTGAATCAGAAATGCGTATGGGTGCACGTTACCCAGAAGGACGCTCAGGTAACATTGATGCCAGTGTTATTACAGGCTCTGGCGTACAAGCACTTCTAGGTGGCTTTGATACACAAGTCAAAGCTGGTCAACAAATTCTTCAAGAACTATTTGAAGATGTTATTTCTTTAGCATTCAAAATGGACGAACGTCTATTCCCTGGAACAAAAAAGATTGACGGCTCCGCATCAGGAACAGTCTACGAATTAGAATATGATTCTGCTAAAGATATTGCTGGTGACTACACAGTACAGGCACGTTACGGTCTTATGGCTGGACTTGACCCTAACCGTGCACTAATCTTTGCACTACAAGCCCTACAGGCTAACCTAGTATCACGTGATTTTGTTATGCGTGAACTTCCCTGGGCAATGAATGTATCTCAAGAAGAAGAATTTATTGATGTTGAACGCATGCGTGACTCGCTGTCAGGTTCATTAGCCTCACTTGCACAGTCTATACCGCAAATGGCTTCGCAAGGCCAAGACCCATCCGATATTGTGCATAAGATGGCTTCTGTAATTGACTTACGTCGAAAAGGCAAAATGATTGAAGATGCTGTACTGGAAGCATTTACTCCAGTTGCGCCTCCAGCAGTTGCTGCTCCTACAGCACCTATGCCTCAAGAACAGATGCTTGCTGCTATGGGCGGTGGAATGCCTCCACAGGCTCCTACAGAGCCTCCTACGCCTAGTCAGGCTGCACCTGCTGCTTCTGCACCTGCAGAAGTAGGTCAACCTACACAACCAGACATTGGTAGCATTCTTGCTTCCCTTGGCGCACAGCAGTGAACGAAGAAACTTTTAAACAAAAACTAAAAGATTTACTTGATGAATATGGTACATCTAATAGTGAAAATGGTTCAATGTGCACAACATATTTTCTGGTAGCAGAATACTTTGATGGCAATGGGGACTATTGGGCAAAAAGTTTCTTTACAGATGATGGCATACCAATTTGGCGTGTCACAGGTTTAGTGCAACATGCTATAGAAAATGATTTTATACAAGAAGAAGGTGATGAATAATGCCTCGTGGTGGATATCGCAAACCAGGAAATCCTGCACCAGTATCAGGTCCAGGTAAACTTTCACGCCGTACCGATGGCGGTGCAGGAAGCAAGCAAGCCATGAGAGAAGTACCTTCTAACGGACAATATGGTTATCGTTCAGATACTGCTGCTGCTACCGCAGGTGCACCTCTAGCGGGTGGTGCTGCACCGACTATACCAGTTAATGTTCCTGCACAACGTGCACAAAACATGGCTTCTCAAGTTATACCAATTACTGCACCCACACAACGTCCAGGTGAACCAGTAACTGCTGGTGCTACTGTAGGTCCAGGTTATACGCCTGAAGCATCTATTCCTAATCGTTTTGCTATGATTAACAAATATGCAGACATGTTAGATACTATTGCAGCACAAGGTGATGCTCCACCAGAGTTTAAAGAATTTTGGAACTACGTTAAAACAGAGGCAAGGAATACTCAATGAGTCTAGTGAAGCATATTGCGGCATTCACAAATATGTTCGGTGCAGAAAATGCCCACATTGTGTTCCCTTTTGCTTCAATTAACTGGCAATCAGATGATGACCGTAATGCTTTTTTAAATGAACTTTCAATATTGAATAATAGTCAAAGGATTGGTAAGTAGTGGATATTCAAAATCCTTTAAATTACATTGCCGATAATCCTAATAATCCTTTCGAAAAAGCAAAGAATGCTGTCGGAAATGTTGTTGAAGATGTTGTAGGTTCTGGAGTAGGCAAGAAAGTTTTAGGCTCACTAGATAAGCCTATGGAAGTTCTTAACTACCTTGCCACACCATACCGTGACTATGCTGCCCCAGCACTTACTGCTGCCCTCATGGAAACAAATAGCAAGTATCGTGAGCAGAATAAGAATGCTAGTGTTACTGAACGCTTCACTAAAACTTTTGAAGACACCAAAAAGGGTCTTACTTCTGAAACTGACTGGCGACGTGGCATTAGTCCAGGTCGTGCACTTGTTGGTGCTATTGGTGACTGGGTTCCAGGTGTACAAGGTACAGACAAACTTGACTGGTCTAACGCTAAAGAAGTGGACAACTATTTTACTTCTGGTTCTGCACAGTTCTTTTCAGGTGTAGCGGATGCTGGATTCAACACTTTTGACCCTGCTGCTGGAGCATTGAATAAAGGTTCACGTATTGTACGCCGTGCAGTCACACGTGACATTAACAAGGCTGCTGGCCCTACACGTGAAACTCTATTCAACGAACTTAAAACTGCTGCTGTAGACCCAACTGTACGTTCTGGTGCTAACGAGTTCATGAAACTTGTTGAAAAGAATCCAGAAGACATTGTTAAAATTTCTAACTATGGCTTTGTTGCTAACTCTACTGACCCTACACGTCTAGCCACCGCTATCTCCACAGCATACAAAGAAGGTGGACGTGAACATCTTGCTGACTTTGTTGGTGCAGCACTAGGTCACAAAGAGTCTTACAATAAAATTGTTGCAAGCAGTTCTGTTTTGCATGCACAGTTGCTTGAAAATAGCAACTCTACTCAAAAGATTCAAAAACAACTTGAGAATCTTCGTGAATCTTTTCAAAAAAATACAGACCCAACTCCTGAAGAGCATATTGCGTACTCTCAAGCACAGGCAGATATGCACAAGAGTCTTAAGGCTATTGACGATGAGGGTGAAAAGATTGCAAGGAAACTTGCTCCAACTGATTTGATTACTAGCAATGAGCAAGTAATTGATAATAAAGTTTGGTCTAAGTATGCTCTTCCTGAGCGTCTAAAGGCTATGGCTGCAGAGGCCAATACTTCAGGCATGTTCATTACTGTTGATGGTACTAAGAAGTTTAGTACACAGCGTGAAATGTTCCGCAATCTTAAAGACCCAAAGTTCTACGGTCGCACCATGGTGTGGTTGAGCCCTAATACCCCATTGCATGAAGCACCATCAGGTGTTGCGCTTATTGGTGGTGCACCTGGTCGTCGTTCCTTCCAAGAAGGTAATGCACGTATCCGTAAGATTGCTAAACTTACTAACATGTCAGTTGATGAGCAGCGTTCTTTGCAGAATGAAATGTATTCACTAGTTGGCAAGTCTGCACAGTATAATTTCTTTGAAAATCTTCAAGCACGAGGTATCGAAGGTTTACTGAAGAAGCATTATGGCAAAGAATATGATGCCATGAATGCGGCACAGTTAGAATCTGCTAAAGTATTTGCTCAAGAACTTGTTAATGGTACTGTTCGTGCGCAACTTCGTGGAAAAGCAAAACTTTTTGCTGAGGAAAATGGTTACACTACCATTGATGACCTAACAGGCAACCCAATTTCTCATGCATACCTTGATGATATTGTTGAACAAGGTGCTTTGGAACGTGCTGTTGCACGTGGACGTAGTTCTGCAGAAGATGTTGACCGTCAAGCGGTACGTAATGCTATGGGTGAGCAGCCTTTGATGGAAACTCAAGTACCTAATGCACACTTTAGCATTGATTTTGATATGTTTGACCAAGTTATGGGTGAGAATCGTACTCTTCTTGGTAATGTTATGGATGAAATCCTTAGCAATAGCATTAGTGATATTCAAGTTCGCAAAATGATGGAGAGTGCAGAGGCTGCACATCTATCTGGAACTACTGGTATGGGTTCTGCTAACGTCGCTGCTGTCAAAAACATGACACGTACTGGTAAGGACCTAGCAATTGAGGGTCTAGATACTTTCTACAGTTATGTATGGAAGCCTGTGACTCTGATGAGTCTCAAATACACTACTCGTAACCTTGGCGAAGGCCATCTACGTTTTGGTTTCACTATGGCTGACTATGCTGCAGAGTATGGTTTCTCATGGACTGATATGCTTAAGGGTATTCATGACCCTGGTTCAGTAAAGCGCATGGTTCATAACCGTAATTTCCGTAAGACTGCAAAGCAGGCTGCAAAAGATATTGGTCAAACCAATGCGGAACTTTCTGCTCTTGAATCAAAGTTGACTAAAACTGTTGGCAAGCCTAGTCAGGCTGGTGAAAGTTTAATCTCTAAAACCCGTAAGGGTTTACTTGATGCTGTCCAACGTAAAGAGTTTGAGAATACTGATGGCCTAACTATGTCCATTAACATGGTTAAGAAGAATGTTAGTTACTTGGATAGGTACAAGAGTTCTGGCATTAAGGAAGCAGATGCTGCTGTAAAGTATTTGCAGAACAACCTTGTTCCTAATATTCTTGAACCTAATGTTGGTGAAAAGAATGTTGATGCATTCTTGAAGGCTGTTGTTGACGAAAATTACAATGAGGCTCACCGAATTTCACAGTATGCCAATAGTGCTGATTTGGCTAAAGGATTGTCACAGTATTCTGCTAAAGTTAAGAAGACTCTTCTTGATTTAGAGAAGCATAGTGCTGGTGGTGCTGATACTGTCAATAACGCTTTAGAGAATGTTATACTTGGTCTTGAACGTCTACATCACCATGCAGACTTGACTGCAGGTTATCTTATCAAGCGTGGTGAACTACGTGATGAACTAGATGCTATTGTCAATAAGGTTAACTCTATTGGTGGTAAGAAAGTTTCCTTCAGCAAGAAGGACCATGTAGAAATCTATCCTGGTGTATACATTGACCAGTCTCTTGCAGGTAATGCTGGAGACATGCTTCGTACTTTTACTAGTTCTGCTGCCTCTACTACTGCTCTTCTTGCAGATGACCGTCGTATCACTGGACAAAAGTTTTTGAGTTCTGGTTATTCACGTCGCCGTATCGACCGTTCAAATGAGAACTGGGCTAAGGGCCATGCAGACTATGTAAACAATGCTTTGATGCGTGATGTTGTTGCACGTCGCATGGTTGAAGATTTGGCCAATGGTGTAAACTCAGGTCAAGCATTGAACAATGCTAAAAAGTGGATTTCTGAAAATTCTACTGAGGCTCGTCGTTGGAAGTCTGAAGTAAAGCAAAACATGATTGAACGTGGTAAAGCCATGTCTAATCCATCATACAATTTTAATAATATGATTGATGAAATGGCTTACCAGATTAAGTCTTATCTTCCTGAGGTAAGTTCAGAAAATGGTAAGTCTTATGGTAACCTATACCAGAAGGCTCTTGATGGTTTAACTGTCAAGGACTCTTTGGATATTCATTACCGTGACCGTCATGATGTTATGCATGCTGTTCAGCAGGCTAATGATAGTTTTGTTAACTTTTACAAAAATGCTGTATCAGCAATTTTCCATATTGTTGGTACTCTTCCAGAGGACCATGCTGTACGTCATCCTTTCTTTAACATGACTTATGAAGCATCAGCAAAACGTATTACACGCAATCTTGAAAAAGAAGCACGTCGTAGTAATCCTAAAATTACTGATGCTCAGATTAAGAGTCTTATAGAAAACCGCAAGGATGCGATTACTGCTACTGCAACTAATCGTGCCTACAAGGAATTGATGACACGCCTGTACAGCGTGGAACGTCACACAGACCCAGGTAAGTTCCTTCGCTTTGTTACACCATTCTTTATGGCTCAGCAAAACTCTAGCCGTTTCTGGCTCGGTATTTCTTTGCGTAATCCTGGTGTAGCATACACGCTTGCTAAAATATATAATATTCCTTATCGTAGTGGTCTTGTTACTGACCCTGCAGGTAACCTTGTCAGCCAAAGCAACCCTTGGGATACTCAGGGTGACAAGCAGCGCATGGATTGGCTTTTTGGTACACAGATTTCTCCAACTAATTTGGATGTTATCTTCCAAGGTCAGATGCCTATCCTTCCAACTTTTGGTGCTCCAGGTTCTGGAACTCTAACTGCAGAAATGATGAAGTGGGCTGCTAAGAAAGATGGTATTGAGCCATTTATTAAACAGCATACTGGCAAGACTCTAGATGAGTTTACTAGTGCTTATATTACACCTTTCTACACTAAACAGGGTGATACTAGTATTGTGGGCAATCTTGCCCAGTCTGTGCTTCCAGTTAACTCTTGGATTATTTCTTTGGCTGCATTGTCTGAGGGTAAGTTTCCTCTTCCTCAGGCTAAGGTGCGTTGGGATACTCGTCTTTCTGCTGCTCGTGATGAAATAACTATGCAGGCTTTGATGGATGGTGCTCCTCTTAATCCTGATGATATTAATAAGCAGGCTGTTCTTTTGGCTAAAAAGTCTCTTATTGCTGAAGTTGGTTCATCTTTTGTTGGTCCTATTGCTGCTGGTAAAGTTGCTTATGGAACTACTACTGATTTAACTCAACAGATGAATGCTGCTATTAATGCTGCTGGTGGTGACTATAATGCTGGTATGGTTAAGTTTACTCAAAGTCTTGAAAATCAAGGTTATGAGAATGCTTCTGCTATTACATCAGTATTGAATTCTAGTACTGTAGATAATCGTTATGGTCTTATTAGTAATAGTGCGACTATTTCTGGTATTCAGTCTAATCTGAAATCTTTCAGCCATGTTGATAAGTATCAAACAAATAATCCTTTCCTTGGTGCATTGTTTAATATTCCTAATAAGGATAATACTTATAGTCCTATTGCTGATGATGCAATGTATGGAATGAATATTAATGGTAAACCTTTAAAGACTAGAAATCTTACTCCTGAAGAGGCCAGTAAGCAGCAACAGTTGAATGCTGGATGGGCTTTATATTTTAGTTACATTGACCAGTTATCTGCTAGTGCTGCTGCGCAGGGTATTGATATTAAAGACCCTAATTATTCTGATGCTGTAAAGCGTGCTAAAGAAATCTTCCATACAGTTACCGCTAAGCAGTTCCCTTATTGGGCCGCTAAGAATGAATCTATTGAACTTGGCAAGAGCGACCGCTATATTGCTATTGCTGACTATTTCTTGAAAGATAAAACTTTCATGACTACTGTAGGTCGTAAAAATAAGGCTATTGCTGGTTTGCGTGAGTATATGAATAATCGTGCTATTGCTGTTTCTGCATTCCAAGAGAATGCTCAGCGTACTGGTTATACTACTATTACTGCTGCTGCTAATCAAAAGTATGCTTTGTACATGAGTATTATTGGTACTACTATTAAAAATAAGAATAAGGATTTTGCTTTGATGTATGATAGGTATTTATCTCAGGACGAATTGAATCCTATCAATCCAGCACTTGTAGGTGGTGAATAATGACTGATTATGATTACAATGGTGATGGTAAAATTAATGATAAAGATAAAGCTTTAGCATCACAGGATGTAAATAAAGATGGCAAGATTAATGCAAAAGATGCCAGTCTTAGTCTAGCAACCAACAATAATATTGGTAGTACTAATAATCCTTCATCTGGTTCAAGCAGTGGTAGAAGTACTGGTATTACACCAAAGATTTCTGCCGAGTCACAACTTGACCAGATTCTTGTAAAACTTCTTGGTCGTCGTGGTACTGCTGCAGAAAAGTCTGCATATGTCAAAGGTCTAAATGCTTTACAAAAACAGTATGCCACTATTTCTGCCAGTGCAAGTTCAGGTAAAACTAAAAAAAATGTTGATACTAGCACAAGTACTAGTTCTAGTACTAGTTATTCTTTTGATGAAAACAGTTATCTTTTAAACTATGCTGAACAGATTGCTGGTAAAACTATTGCTGCAGGTAAACCACTTGGTGGTACTGCAGGAGACACCTACAATACTTTAGTTAAGTATGCTAATGATATGGGTTTGAGTAGTGCTGATGCCTTAAGTAATACTATTAAAATTGCTAAGGGAGATACTGACCAGACTAAAGTACAGAATAGCATGCAGAAACGTGCTGTGGCCCTATATGGTAGTTTCTCTGACCAGTTGAAGGCAGACCCTACGTTAACTCTTAAAGATGCTGCACAAGACTACACTAATACTATGTCACAGATGCTTGACATTCCTGTTAACTCTATCAAGTTAACTGACCCTACTATTGCTAGAGCCTTGCAGGCTACTGATGCTAGTGGTAAGCCACGCATGATGACAACTAATGAGTTTGGCAATCTTCTTCGTGATGATAGTCGTTTCCAGTATGGTGCTATGGCACATAAAGAGGCTTTAGATATGGCTTCATCATTCGCTTCTGCTATGGGATTTGGAGTTTAGTATGGCTAACGAAAAGTCTAAGGCACAAAAAGTTCCTGCATATCAAGTTTTTGCTGACTACTTTAAACCATATTTTGCTGATGTTAGTGTTGAAGCTCCTTGGCTTCATGATTTGTATAAAGCATCTACTCCTTTCTACAAGCAGGGATATCAGACTAGTCAGATTGCTGACCAAGTTCTTGCTTCAGATAAAGCACCTGCATCTTTTAAGGCACGGTTTGCTGGTATTGAGGCTTTGAAGAAGCGTCAGGCTGCTGGTGAAAACATTTCTCACATTCCTAGTGTAGCCCAATATGGTGTCCTTGCACAGCAAATGAAGGAAGAGTTCAATAAGTATGGACTCAATAGTTTGGGCAGTAATGAAAATATTGCTAATGTTATTGGTAATGATGTTTCTTTGAGTGAAGTTAGCGACCGCCTATCTGGTGCTTTCGATGCTATAGATAATGCTGACCAATATCTTAAGGCTGAACTTGCAAAGAATTTCCCCACATTAAATCGTCAAGACCTTGCTAAAGCCCTCGTGGGTGGTCCTGAGAGTGCCAAAGAGTTGCAAAAAAAAGTTGCTACAGCAAACATTCGTGCTGCTGCTAGTGAGTTTGGTATGCAAACACAGACTTCTGCTGAGGAACTTGCCAAGATGGGTATTACTCGTGCTGATGCACGTGCAGGATACGCTAAGACTCAGCAAGAACTTGCAGGACTCCAAGCCACGCAACGTATGACTGGTGGCTCTGGTGACCTTCTGACAGGTCTTGAAGATGTGAATGTTCTTGGTAAAGACTCTAAGCAGATTCAACAGTTGAAGTCACAGGCACGTGGCCAGTTTAGTTCTGGTCGTTTCCGTGCTGGCGTTGGCTCAACTGAACGTGCTGGACAATTATAGAATCAGGTAGGACCGACCGTCCCCTACCTCGTAAAAGAACGGTAGTAGAAACCAACCCACATACCCCTGTGTGGGAGTGCGAATCTACGTTAAACTAACATAATAAGGGAGAAGGGTTGCGATGAGCAACAATAATCAAGACTGGTATGACGACTTCGAAGATGATTTCTTAGAGGACGATTTTGAAGAGCAACCAACGCCTCAGAGGCGTGCAACGGGTGATGATGTTGTTAAGAAGTTGCGGCGTTCAGACCGTGCCAAAGAGAAGCGCATTAAGGAACTAGAATCCGAACTTGGTTCATTACGTAAGAACCAACGGGAATTCAGCGTCAAATCAGTATTGGAGAATAAGGGCATCAGTCCAAAGATTGCTGCTTTCATTCCACAAGATATGGATGTAAATAGTGCAGAGTTCGACAACTGGTTGAATGAGTACTCCGATGTCTTTGGTGTTTCAGTATCTAATGAGGAAGAATCAATTCAGACTGATATTAATCAGCAGGATTTGGCTACTCTTCGTCAGATGGATATTGTCACTTCTGGTGCTTTATCTCCTGATAGAGAAGAAGATTTGATGCTTCGTCTTAATCAGGCAGGAAGTGCCGATGAAATTCTATCAATGATTTACGGTACTTAATCGCAAATCAATCTAACTTAAGGAAACCAACATGGCTAACGCCTATACCTCCACCGCTTCCACCTCCCTAGGTGGTAGCACTGGTAGTGCTGGTCTCGTACAAAAGGCATATGACCGCTTAGTCGAGTTTGCCCTCCGTACCCAGCCTATGATTCGTTCAATCTCAGATAAGCGTCCTGCTAATCTGACTAATCCTGGTTCTAGTGTAACTTTCCAGTTGTACAACGACCTTTCTCGTGTTAGCGGTAACCTTACGGAAACTGTTGACCCAGATGCAGTAGCCTTGGCTACACCGAAGTCTGTTTCTGTAACGCTTAACGAGTACGGTAATGCTGTTCTTGTTACTCGTGCATTGAACCTCTTCAGCCTTGCTGATGTTGACCCTGCAATTGCTAATATTATTGCATACAACATGGCAGATTCTGTTGATGAACTTGCACAGACTGCACTTCTTACTGGTACTAACGTAGTGTACGGTGCTACTTCTGGTACACGTAAGACTTCTACTGGTGCTCTAACTAGCACTGATAACCTTCGTGCAGCAGACATTCGTCTTGCTGTTGCTAAGTTGCGTGCTAACAATGCTGTTGCTCGTAAGGGTAGCATGTTCTGGGCTGGTGTTCATCCTGAAGTTGCTCACGACCTTCGTGCAGAAACTGGTATGGCTGCTTGGCGTGACCCACACGCATACCAGAGCAATGACCAGATTTGGGCTGGAGAAATCGGCTCATTTGAAGGTGCATACTTCGTAGAGTCTCCACGTCTACGTGTTTCTGGTGAAGGTGCTAACAGTGGTTCTGCTACTGCTCCTTCAGCAATCACACTTGATGGAACTACCGCTACTGTAACTTCATCTGCTCATGGTTACTCAACTGGTGATTTCATTGCCATTTCTGGTACGACTGGTGTTACTGGTCTGAATGCAACATACCAGATTACCGTAACTTCTTCCAGTGCTTACACCTTCCTGACTACTCTTACGGGTACTGTAGGTGGAACTATTGCTGCACAGAAGAAGACGAAGGTATACCGTACCTTTATTGCTGGTCAGCAAGCACTTGCGGAAGCAGTTGCCGAAGAGCCACATGTGGTTATCGGTCCAGTTGTTGACAAGTTGATGCGTCACCGCCCAATGGGTTGGTACGGCGTTCTTGGCTTCAACGTATTCCGTAACGAATCGCTTTACCGTATTGAGACTGGTTCTTCAATCGGTTAATCTCAGTAATTAATCTTATCCCCCACCCACAAGGTGGGGGGTAGGGTTAGTTTCTGAAAGGAACACTATGTATAAATTTATAACCCCATCAGTTGAAGAAGGTCCTGCAGGTGTAGGTCCTCTTTTTTCACGGTATCGTCTTAATCGTGGAGTGAGTGTGCTTAAAGTAGATAATCAGTGGTATGAGATGCGTTATCCTACTGAGGAAGATTTAGTTAATGCACAATATTTTTATCGTGGTGGTTATGAATATACTGTTGATGATACTGTTGGTGCAGAGTTGTTGGCTCTTGGATACAACCTGACGGCTTTGTAATGACGATTCAAGATAAAGCAGCAATTGTTGGAATTATATCTACATGTTTTACTATGGCAATAATTTTAGGTAAATGGCTTGTAGTTATTCCTTTAAAGAATTTTATTCAAGAACATACTTACCCTATTCAGCCTAATGCTAATGGTGGTAAGTCTTTGCCTGATATTGCTAAGACTGTGACTGAAATTAAAGCCACACTTGATGGTATGAATTATCAGTTGCATAAAGTTGAAGACCGTTTAGATAAACATATTGAGTTACATGTTAAGGGTGAAGCATAGTGGATACTGGCAAGTACAATATTAAGGCACGTCAAGGTTCTACGTTTACTTTAAGTTTTACTATTAGTACTGGTGGTACAGTTTGGGATTTGACTGGTTATTCTGCACGTATGCAGGTACGTGCATCGACTACTTCCACTACGAAGATTCTTAATCTTGCTACTGGTTCAGGTATTACTCTTGGTGGTGCTGCTGGTACTGTTACTTGTACTGCTTCTGCAGCAACCATGGCTGGTATTGCTGCTAATACTTATGTTTATGATATTGAATTGGTTTATCCTGATGGTACTGTCAATGCCCTTCTGGAGGGTAAGTTTACTGTAACCGCTGAGGTGACTAAGTAATGTCTACTGAGATTCTTATTCAGGAACCTGATGTTGTTCAGGTTACTGTTAATGAAAGTAATGTTGTTGTCACTCCAGGGTATTCTTCTATTAATGTTTCTATTGACGAGTCCGACCCTACTGTTGTAACTATTTCTAATGACCAAGGTCCTCAAGGTGCTAAAGGCAACACTGGTGATACTGGTCCTGCAAGCACTGTTGCTGGTCCTACTGGTAATGGTATTTCTAATATTACACGTACTTCTGGTAATGGTGCTGCAGGAACTACAGATACATTTACTATTACTTATACTAATGGTTCGACTACTACATTCCAAGTTTATAATGGTACTAATGGTACTAATGGTCGTGGTATTACTTCCATTGTGCGTTCGTCAGGCAATGGCACGGCAGGCACAACTGATACATACACAATAAATTACACTGATTCTACTACATCAACATTTAATGTTGTAAATGGTACTAATGGAACTAATGGTCAAGGTGTTCCTGCTGGTGGCAATGATGGACAAGTCTTATCTAAAGTTGGAACTGGTACAGGTACAGATTATCAAACTGCATGGTCTACTCCTTCTGCTACTGGTGTAACCTCTATTTCTGCTGGCACTGGTTTAACTACTGGTGGTAGTCCTATTACTAGTACTGGCACTATTGCTATTGATACTGCTACAACAGTTGATAAAACAACTACACAAACTTTAACAAACAAAACTTTAACTAGTCCAGTTATTAGTACAATTAAAAATACTGGTACATTGACTTTGCCCACTGCTACTGGAACTCTTGCTTTAACTTCAGACGATATCACTGGCAACGCTGCCACTGCAACAACTGCTGGAAACTTATCTGGCACTCAAACCCAGAAGTATGTTTACGCTGCACCTAATGCTGCTGATGGCACTGCCTCTTTTAGGGCTCTGGTTTCTAGTGATATTCCAACCTTGAATCAGAACACTACTGGCACAGCTGCAAATGTTACAGGTACTGTTGCTGTTGGTAATGGTGGAACAGGTCGAATTACGGTTCCTGTTGCAGTTCAATGGGTAACTGGTACAACTTATGCACTTGGTGATTTAGTTTACAATTTAGGTGTAACTTACAAACGCATTACCGCTAGTGGTGTAAGCACTACTGCTCCCGCATCTGACACTACTAACTGGTCTGCCCAGACTGCTCCTGCTACTAATGCTCAAACTGCTAATACTTTGGCTTTGCGTGACGGTTCGGGTAATTTAAATATTGGTTCTGGTGCAAGCATTGCCCTTGGTTCTGGAACATCACCTAGTTTTGGTGGTGGTTTATCTTCTGGTGGAAGCATCAGCATCAATGATGGTAGTTTAACTACGGCAACTACAATAACTGGCTCTGGAGATGTAAATGCTGCCGCGTCAGTTCTTGCAACAAATGGAAATGTTAGTGCTGGAAATGATGGTGCTACCGCACTTCCAACAATTAGTGGTGTAGGAAACATTCGTTCTGTAAATCAAATTATTACAAATAGTACCGCTTCTGACTCCATCAAAACTTCTGGTGGTGTAACCACTGGTAGTGTAACTGCTAGTGGTAACATCACGGCTGCAAGCGCAACATTAACTACTGGTTTTGGTACTAATGGCATTGTTCACAATAACACTTCTGGAGTTCTCAGTTCATCACTAATTGTCAATGTTGATGTATCTTCATCTGCTGCTATTGCTGCCAGCAAAATTTCTGGAACAGCACAAACCTACAGTCTTGACCGTAATGCTTCTTTGGCTAGTGCAGGTTACGACATTGTAGATCGTAAACTTTTAGCAAGTACCCTTGCTTTACCTAACCAACTTTGTAGAGCAACGTATTTTACAATGCCATTTGATTTATCTATTACCAAAGTAATTCAAATGACATCAGTTGTTTACAGTGTTGCATCAGGTACACCGACTTTCTATGGCGGTATTGCTTCAGTCAATGATGCTAACGCTCCTACAAGTATTACACCTCTTGCTGTTGGTACATTCAGCAATGGTGCATCTGGTAATGGATTCTCTTCAACTGCTTCTCTTTCTGCTCAAACAAACACAGCAACATTTTCATCCATAACTTTAACTGCTGGTACTACTTATGCTTTCTTTATTTATGCCACAAATGGTGCAACAGGTTTTGCTACTAATGCTTCGGTCCCTGCATTTACAGCAGGTGGATTTTCATACGGTTTAACACCTTATTTATATGGAGGCTCTTCAGCATTAGGCAACACTTATGTACCTACAGTTGGTACAGCAATAGCAGTAACTAATAGTTTCGGTAACGGTATGTTTGGACGTGTCCAGTAATGGCTTGTCGTACCGGATGCCCCACACAGGACTGTGAATCATATGCTGATTGCTGCAAAGGTGTAGCAATCAATAAAACTAGTTTAAGGGTTAATTAATGTCTGAACATTCTCATGTAGGTAAAGTTCTTAAATGGAAACTTGATGAGAAAACTAACCAAGTTCCAGCCCTATATGGCTGTACTGGTTGTGAAGAAACTTTTGATAAAGCACCAAAGAATCAGTTTACTAAAGAACATTCACATACTGAATATGTTGATGGTTGTTTTGGTTGCAAGGTTGAAACTCTTCAACTTGCTACTGGTGATGCTAATAGCAATGTTATTGCTAGTGGTTGGACTGGTAAGCGTTGGAATAAAGAACTTGATATGTATAAGGAAGCACGTAAGCAGGGTATTCAACCTGATGGTACTTCTATGGCTAAAGTGCAGAAGGCACTTGATATTAGTGATAAGACGGGTGTTGCATATGGCAGTTAAGAAAAGCAAGATGGAAAAAGTTATGCATGAATTTAAAGTGGGCACTCTGCATAGTGGTTTTAAAAAGGGTCCCATTGTCAAGTCTCGCAAGCAAGCGATTGCTATTGCGATTAGTCAAAGTAAAAGAGGAAAGTAATGCCTGTATCTAAAAAGCGTCCTACTGCTAAGAAGGCAAGTCCTAGCAAAGGTCCTAGCCGCCAGTTTGCTCAAGGATATGTTGAGAAGAAGACTGGTGAAAAGTACAAGTCTCGTTCAGCAATGTTGAAACATGAGAAGTCTGAGACTCCTGCAATGCGCAAGAAGGAATACGGTAAGTCTATGCGGAAGGGTTCACGCTAATGGTTGACTCTGGTTGGAAAGCCCAAAATTACAATATGAAGGTTCGTGTTTCTGAACAGTCTGTACAGAAACTTCGTGCTGGTGGTTCATTTCAGAATAACATTGCTTCTGCTAAAAAGAATGGTGTTAATGCTGAGGGTCGTGAGGCACTGAACCGTTTCTATGGTAAGGCTCGTGTTTCTTCCGCTCTAGGCAATAGTTTACATAAGACTTCTGTAGGTAAAGGTAAACCTCCAACTGCACAACATAGTACTACAGGTAACATGAAGCCTAAGGCTAATCCTACTACTGTTCCTACTAAGGCTGCCCCTAAGGCTCGTCCTAATAGTTTTGCTTCTGGTACAGGTAACTTTATTAAGAATGAACTTCTTGGTGTTGATGACTTTAGTAAGTTGCGTGGTGAACTAAGTAAGGGTCACTTTAAGGCTGCCGCTAAATCTGTCAGTGCTGGCGCTTTTGAACTTGGAACTACTGCTGGTGCTATTGTTGCTGCTGTTCCTACATTAGGTGGTTCTATTGGTGCAGATGCTGCACGTATTGCCACTAAGCAAGTTGTTAAACAGGGTATTAAATCTGCTGGGAAGCGTGCTGCTTCTGTTGCTACAAAAGATGTTGCTAAGAATGTTGTTACAAAGGTTGCTCAAGGTACTATTAAGGGTGCTGTTAAAGGTACTGTTAAGGGTGCTGGTCGTGGAGTTAAGTCTGTAGTTAAGGCTCCTAGTTCTTTTGGTAAGGCTATTACTAAGCAGGCTTTAAAAGATGCTGGAAATACTGCTTCTCGTATTGCTGTTCGTGATGCTATGAAGGTATCTGCTGCTGCTGCTGCAGATGTTGCTGCTAAAAAAGCGGCTTCTGCTGCTGCTAAAAAGACTGCGGTTAATGTTGCTAAGAAGTATGGTAAGGGTGGAACATACGGTAAAGTTGGTAGTAAACTTTATAAGCCTGGTGGTGCTGCTATTGTTCGTGCTGCAGAGAATCGTGCGGCTAAGGCTGCTGCTGCTCATGCTGCTTCTCGTGGTGCTCAACTTGCTGCAAAAACTGCTGCTAGTAAGGCTTCTGCTGTTGTGGCTAAAGAGGTTGCTGCTCGTGCTACTAAACAAGCTGCTATTGTTGCTCGTAAGAAAATCATTCGTAAAGTTGCTGTTAAAAGTACAGTTGGTCATATAACAGTTGCCGCTAATTCACGTAAAGGAAAATAGTTATGGCATATAGTCAGAATGGCAAAATGGTTCCTGTTAAAACAAAACCAAAACCAGTTAAGCCAACTAATTCTCAGATTGCTAAAGCTGCTATTAAGAAGGCACAGGCTAATAAGCCTAAGCCTAGTCCTAAACCTTTGGCTAGTCCTAAACCTTCTGTTAAGTATGTTCCTAAGAAAGTTGCTAAGCCTACAGTGAAGACTCCTGCTAAGAAAAATAATGGTCCACGACCTATGCCTTCCCGTGAACAATTATATAAAAACTATCTTGAATCTGCTAATGGTAAACGTGGTGGAAATTCTTTTGGGGATTATATTCTTATTGAACGCAGGGCTCGTGGCTATAAGAATCAGATGGATTATAAGTAATGAAAGCAATTGACCCTCGTCTCAAGCGTGCAGGTGTATCTGGATACAATAAGCCTAAGCGTACACCTAGTAATCCTAAGCATTCTCATGTTGTTGTGGCTAAAGAAGGCAATAAGGTTAAGACGATTCGTTTTGGTCAGCAAGGTGTGTCTGGCTCCCCCTATCATAAGGGGGAGCCTGCACATGCCCGTAAGCGTCGTGAAGCCTTTCAGGCACGTCACGCAAAGAATATTGCTAAGGGCAAAATGTCTGCAGCATACTGGGCAAATAAGGTGAAATGGTAATGGCTTCTACTCTACAAGCAAATTTGAATCGTGTTATTGGTATTACTAATCCTAGTCAGTTCCTTGATGCACAAGGTGCAGCAAATGTATGGATATCTGCTTCTTCTATAGCACCAGTACATACTGCTACTACTGCAGCAACTTCAGGTGTTTATGCTGCTGGACCAGATTCTAATAACCCTGGTATTGGTGCTACTATTACTGCGCCTTCAAATGCTGCTCTAGTTATTGATGGGCATACTATGCTTATTGGTGAGCGTACACTATACTGGTTAAATTCTGATGCTAAAACTAATGGTGTGTACACTGTCACTAATCCTGGTAGTGCTTCTAGTAAATGGGTATTGACTCGTTCTACTGATGCTGATACTGGTTTAGATTTTCGTAAAAATAATTATGTAACTGTTTCTGCTGGTCCAGATTATGCTGGCACTCATCGTGGTAAAACTTTTGTTTTAACTGCTGGTGGTACTGGTTCGGCTGGTCAAATTATTTTTGGTACTGACAATATTACTTTTGCTGTCGGTGTTGCAGATGGAAATTTAAATACTAATATTTTGAATGATAATCTTGCTACAGGAACAGATAGTTCTGGTGGTGCTCTTACTGGTATTGGAATCTATTCTGGTGCTACTACAACTTCTTCTTTTGACTATGGGTATCCTTCTAGTGGAAGGTCTATTAAACTTGTACCAAATACTTCAGTAACAACTATGTCTGTAGGTTCCAATACTTCTGATGCAACATATACCCCCGCAGTAAAACCTAACACTACATACACTTTGTCATTTTATTCTAGAACTGCAATTGCTTTATCTAATACTGTTTCTTTAATTGCTGTTCCTCAAGATACCTTGGGTACTAACTTGACTGCTATTACTTTGTCTAGCACTACTGCAGTTAGTAACAGCGGTTGGACTAAAATTACTGGACAGTACACTACATCTTCTACTAATAATTATTTAGTAATTAGAGCAACTGTAACTGGTGCTAACTTGACTGGTCAAAATTATTATTTTGATAATTTTACTATGCAACAGACTTCACCATATGCTACTAATGCTTATGACTTGCTTGGTGCATTGAATGTTAAGGCTGGAACTACTGGAATTGGTTTAAATAAAACTTGCAATACTATTGCTGGAACAACCAATCTAGATGCTGCTGGCGCTTCAGAATATTTTAGTTAGGAAACATTATGGCTACTCCTAAGAAAAAAGTTTATGGACCCTATAAGGGTAGTAAAGAAAATGGTGGACGTAAAATTTATGTTATCAAGCATGGCCAGAAGGCTACGTCTACGAATGCTGCACGTCTAGACTATAAGCGTGCTACAGGCAAGTCTTTGTCTAAGAGCACCCATGTGGACCATAAAGATAACAATAAGAAAAATGGTAGCGTCAGTAATCTTCGTGCTATGAGTGCATCAAAGAATATTGGTAAAGGTAATCAGAATAGGAAGAAGAAGTAATGGCTTCAACTCTATCTCGTCTAGTGGATGATGTTGCAAGAAAACTTGCAGGATATACTCTACGTCAGGACCGTCAATCTACACTATTGGAGGCTATCACTAGTTCTAGTCTTACAGTAAAGATTTCTTCTGCAGCAAATATTTCTGCAGGTATTATCCAGATTGATGATGAACTATTGTATGTTGATTCATTTGATAGGGCCAATGCTGTTTTGACGATTGCACCTTATGGTCGTGGATACAATGGAACTACTGCTGCTTCACATAGTGCAAATTCTAAAGTAGTTATTTCTCCAACATTCCCTAATGTTGATATTAAAACTGCTATTAATGAAACTATTGGTGCAGTATTCCCTGACCTTTATTCTACTAATTATTATACATTTTCTTTCAGTCCAATGAAGAGCACATATGCTTTGCCTTCTGATACATTCCGTGTCATTGCAGTATCATACCAGTCTATCGGTCCTAGCAAAGAATGGGTTCCTATCCGTAATTGGCGTACAGATTCTTCTGCTAATGCTGACGCTTTTGGTAGTACTAATACTATTAGCCTTTATAGTCTAATTCCCCCTGGTCGTACTATTCAAGTATTTTATGGTTCTGAACCCTCAATACTTGAAAGCAATAATGATGACTTTGCTATTACTACTGGTCTTCCAGAATCTGCGAAGGACGTTATTACTCTTGGTGCTACTGCTAAACTAATTTCTTTCATTGACCCTGGTCGTCTCACATTTGGTTCTGCTGAGGCGGACCAACAGTCCCAAGTTGCTGGTCGCTCTTATGGTGCAGGTACTGCATCTGCTAAATACTTGTATGCGCTGTATCAGCAGCGTCTGCAGGAAGAAGCGAATAAACTTGATTCACGTTACAATATCCGTGTCCACTATACGAGGTAAATATGTCTGCTAGAATTTTTAAGTCCACTGTGGAGAAGCGTACTCTTAGTATGTCTGGTGGTGTGAACTCTTCGGCTACTATTATTACTTTGGATAGTGGTTCTACTCTTCCTACTACGTATCCTTATACTCTTGTCATTGACCCTGATTTGGCTACTGAAGAAATTGTTACTGTAACGTCTAGTACTGGTGTTGCTGGACAGTTGAATGTTACTCGTGGTCAAGATGGTACTACTGCACAGTCTCATAGTAATGGTTCTGTTGTTCGCCACATGGTTACTGGTCGTGACCTTGGTGAGGCTCAGTCTCATATTGAGGCTGTTGGTGCTTATAGTATTATTAACAATGGTGAAAATCCAGGTGTTACTACTACTAATATTACTAAGACTCTTCATGGTATTGGTGCTGATGAGGGTGTTGTTGTTGGCACATTGAAGGCTCAGACGTTAACACTTAAAACTCTTACGTCTCCGACTATTAATACACCAACTATTTCTACTCCTACTGTGAGTAATGGTACATTTTCTGCTCCTGCTATTAGTGGTGGAACTGTTAGTGGTGCGACTATTAGTGGTGGAACTATTTCTGCTACTCCTATATCTATCTCGGCAGGTAACACTTTGACTATGGGTTCTGCTGGAATTATTTCTGCAGAATCTGCTACTATTACTGCTGTGGAAGTTTCATATCTTGATGGTGTAACATCTAATATTCAGACGCAACTTAACGGTAAAATTTCTAATCCTGGAGCATGGACTTCTTGGACTCCTGTTTGGAGCGGTACAGGTGCTTCTGCTGGTAATGCTACTGTTGCTGCTGCATATAGCCAAGTTGGTAAAACTATTCACTTCCGAATTTCTGTTACTTACGCATCAAGTTCATCAACTGCTAGTTTTGGTTCTTCAGGTGTATCATTCTACTTGTCTTCTACTCCTGGTTCTCCTATTGCTAATACTGTTGGTCAATGTATCGCTTGGGTTGGTGGTTCTGGTAACCGTTATGCTGGCGAGGTTGCTATTGGTACAGATAGAAGTGTTACTCCTCTTGCTACTCCTGCCACTGCTGGTGCTACTTCACGTCCTCTAACTACTACAGTTCCTTTCACTTGGGGAACTAGTGATGTTCTACTTATTTCTGGAACTTATGAGGTAGCGTAATGGCTACACCAGTTTTTGTCACAGCCATATCTAGTAGTGGTTCTGGTGCTGGTGCTTTAGTAACTTATACTGGAGCGAATACGTTCACTGCAGGTGACAAGATTACAGTTTCTGGTGCAACCACTGCAGGATATAATACTCCAAATGTTGCTACGTCTTCTGTTGCTGCATATTTTAGTGTAAATACCGCAACTAGTACACAGTTTACTGTAAAGTCTACTGCTACTGGTACTTCATCTACTGCTGTAGCAGAACTTGTTTCTACTGTCACTAAAGATATTACTGAAGATTTACAGTACGATTTAACTCGTCCAAAGTCTAATAAAACTTTTGAACTTACTAATGTAAGTTACGATGTTTCTATTGCAGATATTGGTTTTGTTATTTCTGCCAACAATCAGAACAAGTATCAGCGTCAGACTGCACAATACCGTAAGGACCAGTTTGATGCGTCTACAGAACCTGGTGAGCAGACTCTGCTTGGTTGGTGGCTTCGGTCGCAAACCTCTTGGCATCATGGTGCAGGTATCAAATATTTTGAACCTGGCTTGGATGCTACGCATATCACTCACCGTTTCAAGGATTCTCGTGGTGTAGACATTTGGACTATCGGTCAGGTTGGTATGTTGAATGACTGCTACACTGCCTATACTGATGGTGTTGCTATTCGTGCTGCTGCCGCATACACGGGCACTACGGAATGTCTAGTCAATGGTGACTCCACTGGTGCGTTGAAAAAGATTCTTCTTCCTGCTGCTGATGGTGGCTCTATGACTACTACATCTTATGTGAGTAATAGTTTGGCTAGCCATAGTTCTTATCCTTTCAAGTCTATTACTGCTGATGGTGATAGTTACTATGCTGCATGTAGCAGGGCTATTCACAAGGGTAGTGTAACTACTGATGCTGATACTATTATGTATCACTATAATCCTGCATCTGATGCTTCAGTTTATGTGAAATATGAGAAGGGTTATCTGTGGGCTGGTATCGATAATGTGTTGTGGCTTCTTGATACTACGCATACTTCTAGTGGTGCAAATCCTCACACTGCTGGTAGTACAGATTTGAATACTGGAAATACGCTAGGAAGCAAGACTCATATTAATACTAAGTTTAACTGGACTGCTATTACTAGTGGACCTTCGCATCTTTATGCTGCAGGTAATACTGGTAAGACTGGTGAAATTTGGTCTATCGGTTTTAACGATACTACTTTCCTGCCTGACGTTGCTGGTGCAGAAATGGTTGCCTCACTACCTTTTGGTGAAACAATTAACTGTCTCAAATATTATCTTGGGTATCTTTGTGTAGCAACCAATAAAGGTATTCGTATTTGTGAAGTAGACTTGTATGGCACTGTTACTCTCAGTCCTCTACTGTTCCCTTCAGACTATGATGTTACTGATGTTATCACTAATGAAAAGTTTGTTTATGCTTCCACTACTGTCCTTGCAGAAAATGGTGCAACGCACGCTATCCTTATTCGTGTAGATTTATCTACAGCATTCGATGATGGCACATTCCCTTGGGCATACGACCTTGAATATGATTCGGGTGGTGCTAGTCGCACTGGTCAACACGTATATCACATTAATGACCGCATGGTAATTAATGCTGAAGGTGGTTCTACTGGTGAACTTGTATTAGAGAATCCTTCGCTGAAGCGTTCCAGTGGATATATTGAAACTGGGCTTATTCGTTATGCTACTGCAGAGTCCAAGTTTTTCAAGTATCTACGTACCAATGCTTACATTGGTTCAGGTGACAGTATTGGTTTGCAGACTGTAGACTATTTAGGCAACCGTTACGATATTGCAACATTGACTGGTGATGGTTTAGGTAACGATATTGAACTGAAGTATCCTAATACTCCTCAAGAGTCTTTAGGTTTACGTTTTACGTTCACTAACGCATCACCTAATATTGATTATCCTATTTTGGAGTCATACCAGTTGAAGTCTCTACCTGCTGCCCCTAGACAGAGGCTGATACAGTATCCGTTATCATGTTTTGACTTGGAGATGGATAACTTTAATATTGAGTTTGGTTATCGTGGTAGGTCCTATGATGCTCTTCATGCTCTTGAATTGTTGGAAGAGACTGGAGATTTTGTTTTAGTGCAAGACTACAGAACTGATGAAGTTTATAATGGCATCATTGAGTCTGTAGAATTTTTCAATGAGTCATCTTCTGACAAGAATAATGTTGGTTTTGGTGGCATGATTATGGTAACAGTTAGGAAGTTCTAATGGAACACTTTTTGTATTGGCTAGCCTCTAGCCCTCTAGCAAGCGCTGTAAAGGTCGGTGTGGCTGCTTCTCTTGCTTGGGTAGTTAGTAACCCAAGTGCCCTAAACTTGCCTGTAGTAGCCTCTGTGGGCCTTACAGCAGCCATTCCAGTCCTTATCAACTGGCTAAATCCAGCAGATGGGCGTTATGGTAAAGGTGATGAGACTTATGTCGGTTAGTCGAATTACTGGTACACAAGCATTCTCACACATGAATGTGTGGCGTTTGAATGAAAAGAATGGCTATCTTGGCTACTGCCATCGCACCTGCCAGAATGCTTGGGGACTTCCTCCCAAATATAATTCTGCTATTGATGCATGGAATCATGTACCTGCTAAGCATCGCCACACAGATGCTTCTAAGGCTCCTATCGGTGCACCACACTTTTGGGAAGGTGGCTTATATGGGCATGTTGCTTTACAGTCAGATAAGAAAGATGTTGTTATCACTACCGATGCTCCACGACCGAATTATGTTGGTCTAGAGCACATAGAATTCTTTACAAAAAACTGGGGCAAGAAGTATCTTGGTTGGGCTTCCCAATACAATGATGTAGACCTACAGTTAACAAAGATGCCTAGTTAATAGATATAAAAGAACCCCCCTTGGATTATTCCTTGGGGGGTCTTTTTTTTTATTTAATTTTCCCAGTTAGGAAACTCGTTAGTCCAACGAGGCTTATCATACTTATCCTTATTAGGGTGAATCTTCCAGTCAGACTTGAACTGACTACCCTTAGTCTTCTTAGGTTCTTGCCATTCATAATGCTTCAGACTCTTATCAAACTCATCCATAGTTTTATCTGCAGACTTCTTAATACTTAACTGGTTTTCTAAACCTTTAATAAGTCGCTTAAGTTGAAGATTTTCTTTTTCAATAGTAATAGCAACTACTGATGCACTAGTAGCACGAATATCAGCATTTGTTTTAGCGCTTTCTAACCGACTAATATACTTACGCAACTTCTTTTTAGATACATATTTACGCATCTACTGTCTCCTTAATATCTTTATCATCAATAGTTTGTGGCGGGAAGCCACCAAGTTCACGAACCATCTTGTTTAAGGCTCGATTGGCCTGCATCATTGCAGCCCGTGGAGTAGACTTCTCTGGTAGAACCTGTTCATGTAGTGTAGCACCATCCATGTCCTGACCGTAAAACAATTCCACTAGTTCACGGTCTTTGTCTTCCAACTTACTTAAGGCATTTTTGATATCTGCACTATAAGCCATCCAATCATTCGATTCAGCAGGTGCTTTCGGAGTTTTGCCCCCAATGGAAAGCGATGCAGCAATGCGGTTAACATCATCGGATATAACAGCAGGAAGAAGTAGTTTGATAAATTCTTTCTTGTAAAAGAAAACATCTTCTGTACTGTAACCTTCAACACGAGCCTTCTCCTTAAAGCAGTAATCGTATGCTGCATTGCGAAGTGAACGGGCAATAAGATTCTCTCGGTCTTTTTGACCTTCAATCTCATCTTTCCATTCTGCTAGTTTTCGAGTATGAGTGGCAAACCACATCCATAACTCTTGAACTATATCTTCTCTTTCAACCATTCGATATTTCTTATGATACTCATTCGATATCTGATGTACCATTGGTCCATATTCTTGAACGGTCTGTTCGTTGAATTCCACATTACCACTCATATACTGTTCCTTCAACGACGAATGAACGTCCATTGATTGGTACTGTGACGGGTGTCACGTTACCTCTACGCTGGTAGAGAATTGTGAACCCTTGCTGCCAATTAGCACCAGTCTGTCCGAGATAGTGTGCTTGCGCCAAGTCCATGAGATGCCCCACTTCCACACCGTAAAGTCGGTGCTTAATAGTACCACCAAATCCTGTGTGCTCATGTTGTATACCTTGCTTATGGGTGTGTCCGCAGACAACTGAAGACCCAATCTGTTTAGCCAAGGTAAGAGCCGTACCACCAGGTTGCTTGTTGGCACGACCTTCATCGCCATGAGCGAGTACCCAACCAGGGGCGAAGGCATAAAACTTATCGTGGTACGTAATCTCATTTTCAGCATATCGAAGCAGTTTACTGTATTCAAGGTCTCGTAGTGAGGCGAGGGCAGGGGCATACCTTGATACGTAATTTTCGATTCGGTCCCCATGATTACTCCTGATAGTATGAAATGGCTTGTCACCTAATGCTTCCTTGAAGCCAACCATTACTGCAGTTGTCTTATCCAAACCCTTCTGGAGAGTCCCTTCGAACTCCCCAGCAAGACCTTTGTTCCAACGTGAAGGTTCAGGACTATCAGCCTCATCACCTACACAGAACAGTTCGTCAGGTTCATAGTCTGCTACAAAGTTCATAACAGCCTTAACCGCACGAGGGTCATGGTATGGTACTTGCATATCTGGAATGACTACAATGGTTTTCATTCGGCATCCCACTTTCCATCTAAGACAAGCATCCCAATGATGCCATAGTTAGCAATATCCATAAATGTATCACGTAGAGTTTCATGCTTAGGGTCTACACCAGTCTTAGTAAGATGAGATAGGCGTGCTACCTTGTCATGTAGTCGTACTGCTAGACCATTAACTGGACCACCTGGGGCTAGTGCAATGTTAGAGGGACCATAGTCTTGATGCTTACTTATAAGTAAATCTGTTAGTTCATCTGCAGCATCGATAACATCAAAGTAAAAATCTTTTTCTTCTTTAATGTCTATACGTGAGGAACTAAGATTGTTAGTTGTAAACCTGACGGGTGTGTCGTCACAGCAGTCACAGTCATTCCCAAATCCGTAATTAATCGAATTGCTATTTGTAATGTTTCCTCCACTTTTCACCTTTGGGTTTGGTTCATGCCACAAGGGCTTATCGATTCCATAGAACTCATCAAAAAATTCATCTTTAATGTTACTCATTGTTTTACTTTCTCTTGGAAGTATTGTGCACCATGCGTGAGGTAAAGTGAATTAACATCTTGACCATCTGGTAAATTAATTACTGTGACACCTTGGACTTCTTGGGCGACTTTGCGGGCGAACTCGCTGCCCGCTTGGTCACCGTCTGCGAAGATGTAGATTTTTTCGAAGTCTTGGAGGATACGGGAGTAGTGCTTTTTCCAAGAATTCGCCCCAGGAACGCCGATAGACGGGATGTTACATTTGTAGTTGAGAGTGATGGCATCGATTTCTCCTTCTGTTACGGCGATAATATCGCCTGCTGTTTGTAGTGCACTTACATTGTATAAGCGAGTTTGGGAACCTGGCATTCCCATGTATTTAGGTTCTTGATGTCCTACTGCCCTGAAGCGGATATCTACCACACCTGATGGTGTGATGTATGGGATTGCTAGACGACCAGCAAATTGTTCATGACCTGGAAGCGGCTCTTCGACCAAGCCCAGGCGGACTGTATGAGCGTCTTGAAGAGATAAGCCTCGTGTTGTGAGATACTCTTCTGCTTTGTTGATTGACTTCTGGTAATGGGTAACCGCCTTCTCTAGCAATTCTCTCTGCGAGTGTGTAAGCTTCACGGTAACCAACCCCTTCCTGTTCCATAATTAGTTTGTATGCATCGCCTTTGGCTCCGCATCCGAAGCAGTTGAACGCTTCATATTCAAGGTTTATAGTTGCTGATGCATGACTGTCGTCGTGGAATGGGCATTGTACTTTGTACCATCCTTCACGCTCACGTCCAGTCTTGCCACCATAGTGCTCTATGATTGATATGATGCTGTGCTTCTGCATGTTAGTAGCCTGCTTGTTTAATCAATTCGTACCAGATACTTACTGGCATAGTAGCATACCAGTAACCTACATCAGTTGTCCCACGCTTCTTGTGAATTACCGTACCTGTGTCGGCTTTGTCATTGTGTATCTCTGTCTCTAGTTCGGATATCCACTTTGGTAGTTCGACTCTGACACAGTTCTTGACTTCAATGACAACTCCTGGAATCCCAGCAATGTCTCCACGGTCAAGAGCACCGTTAAGAGAGCGACGTTCAACATGCTTGCGTCCTTTTGATACTAGCCAGTTGACTACTGCTGTTTCTGCAGCAGTGCCTTTCTGTTTTGCTTTACTCATTCTGCTCACCGTCTAAGGCTTTGATAGTCATACAAGGATAATCATCATAGCAATGACCGCATACTATGTATCCTTCTTCGTATTCTCCACAGCAGTCAGGGTCACCGCATACGCTAGTGTTACCATCTATTTCTTTGTGCAACTCACGCACACGTTGAATGGCTTTATTCTTCATTAGCAAATCTATATATTCATCTTGCTCTATATAGATTTCATCAGCATACAGTTTTGCTTCCTTCTGTACTTCAACAAGTTTATTGTAGGCTTCCTTTAAATCGTCTACTTTGTTGCACATTACCAGTCATTCCTATCCAGCCAAAGCAAGAAAGCAAGCATAGTAAAAAGTCCTATAGCAATAACAATATCCATTATCGTGTCTCTTCCAAGTCAGCCAGATACATGTACTCTGGGTTGAAGCCTAGCCATACAGGATTGTTGCCTGAAGGGTCAGCCTTACCGTAACGATTCTTCACAGATGACACACCCATCAAGCCATGCTGTTGACCAACAGTCAGGATTAGTGCAGGCAACTGGTTGACCATGCCCTGTACGGCAGCACGAGGTGGGCAAGGGTCAGAGTTGTAGGACTCTTTAGTGTGGTGTAGTACGAGCACAGCAGCGTTAGTGTCTCTTGCAAGATACTTTAGTTCCTTCATTGCTGAACGCATACCACCGAACTCTTCACCACCATCCATGGAGATATCCATAAGGTTATCTACCACGATTAGTTCTGGTGAACGTCCTAGTACTTCTTCGATAGCAGTCACTTCATCGTCTAGGTCACCGAGGTTAGGTGACGAGTCGAAGGACCAGTAGATATGGTTGGCTAGAGATAAGCGTTGCTTGGCTAGTACAGGATTGTCTGAGATTACTTTCTCTGCTTCTGCTTGTGACTCACCTGAAATCATGGAATACAATCGCATAGCCATAGTATGAGCATTAGTGTCAGCGGATAGGTACAGGGTTGGTACTTGCATTCGTAGTGCCATTGCTAGAGCAAGGGTGGATTTTCCTGCTCCTGGTTCTCCAGCAATCATCGAAAGTTCTGACCGCCTTACGGCAATCTGGTTCTGTTCGAATGTTCTGAACACACTAGGTAATGGCTCTCCGCCTATCTCTGGTCTGCCTACAGACCGTGTTAATGTTTTCATGTAACCTCCTTAAGAATGTTGAGCAGTTTAGGACACGTACTCAGGTGTGGCTACCAGCGTTACAGTAATTATCTGGTGGCTACTGTATCCATCGGGATTCCCGATGGAATGCTAGATGGTTGCCCATTCGGAATCTGAACGGTTCAACCACTTAGGTTCACATTGTCCCGCTGTACCCTTAGGGGTAGGACAGAATAAGCCCTTCCATTCACCCTTAGCACCTTGGCCCTTGCGTGCAATCATAGGTCCATGGCTACACATACGTGCACCTACGGCTGTTTGTGCTACGGCTGGTGGTGGTACTGGTGTGAATGCTGTTGGTGTAGTTGAGATTACTTCTCCACCTACCGCAGCGAGTACTGTATCTACAGGACTGGCTGGTGTAGCCGTAATACCTGTGAGTAGTTCCTCTAGAGCAGCGACACTATCATGCACAGAATAGTTGATTACTTCTGTGATGTTAGTATTCAGTTCCTCTGCCGTATCGGCACGTACTGTGAAGATAGTACCAATCTTTGTCTTAACATTAACTACATAGTTTTTTTCTGTCATTACTTTGCCTCCTGTTTGAACCACTTGCATTTGTCTGTTAGGTCACACATTTTACAGTTGTTCAGATTAGGTAAGAACAAGTGTGCCTTACGGGCACGGTCAAAATCCTGTACCATACTTTCAATCTTTTCTAGCGATAGGAACTCTAGGTCTACTAGTGGTGATGTTCCACCATCACGAGCCATCCAATAAGTCCCATACTGGGGTCGGATGCCTAGTTCTTTCTCTAGTCCTGCAGCATAGAATGCTAACTGTAAATCTGATGATGGTGTACGTTGACCAGTCTTCAAGTCAAGGATTACCAGTTCGCCATTGGGCGTAACCATAACTCTATCAATATGCATCTGCACTGGCACACCACCAAGGATAGGTTTGAGTCCTAGTTCAATGGCTGGAATGCCATCGTCATTGACCCAAATCTGCCAGCCATGTGAACCTGTACGCCACTCTACCCATTTCTGTAGCATGGCACGACCACTAGTTTCCCACCAGACACCATTCTCCTTGTCAGGATTAGCCTTGGTAGCCCTACCGCCAGCCCTCCACAATGCCTCTTCCTGCCCCGTAGAAGCCTTCTGACGGGCTTTCTCGTGTTCCCATGCATCTTTCCACACCGTGTCTAGGAAAGTGCTTTCTAGAGCCTGCTCTGTCATTTGCCTGTCTCCTCAAAGTAAGCCTTATCAAAGTTCTCTGAAGCCGCATGAACAGCAGAACCACCAGCCAACCACCACGAAGCAGACCCAGACTGCTGAGCGACCCGTGACAGGTAATACTTGAATCCACACTCAAGCCATGTCGTAAATGACGAATAACTAATATGTTCAGGTAACTCTAAACCATCTATTTCTATACTCATAAAAACCTCCTAGATATAGTATACACCAAGGACCACGACACACCCATAACTCTTAACAATTACGGCGTGTCGCAGACACAAGGACTATAATTAAAATTACTTAGTAATTAGTTCCCCCCATAGGGGGAACATAATAGTTATCTTACATCAAATAATGTTGGAGTCGAAGACTCCCAGATTTTAGAAGGACTCAAAAGTTTCATGAGCATATATCTATCACCTTTGTCAACGCCTTTGATTGCTCCCACATCAACATCTTTTTTAGCCAGAGTCTCTGATTCATAAGGACCATAAAGAAGATTGACTCCACCAGCAACACGAGTAGCAACAATGTACAGGTCACGGTCACGACGGAAACCATCAATAAGTTTCCACACTTCATCAGCCAAATCATCAACACTTTCATGAGCCCGAGAAAGGACATCAAGAAGTGCTTCCATTTCCTTCTTCCTCTGCCTCATCAAAACCACCCCCAATGTTTAGACTCTTACGCACCAACGACATGAACTTACCATCATCTTCCTGAGCCTGTGGTGATAGTTGGTTAGAAGTTAGCCAAGTATTAGCATCTACATCAAAGGCTACACCAAATCCTCGCAGAGCATGATGGTCAAACTCTACCTGCCACACACCATCAACTAGCACACCAGTAACTACAGCATAATGTCTAATCATAACTAACTCCTAACTCCTCAAAGAGTTCACGGTCAACATCAGTATCAATCGTAAACTCTGTACCATTTCTGTAAAGCATATCACGTAACTTGTCGGCAGCCTCAATTTTAGTATCAGCATTCACCTCAAAGTCTACTGTCAAAATCCAAGTTTCCATCACTATCACCCTCACCTAACCATTTCAGATAATCGTCCACTTCTTCTGCTTGCATGGCAAGAAACTCATAATAGCAGGTGATAACAACAAATTGCTTTATCCTTGCAGATGCCTGCGTGTTCCACCAGTCAAGAGCCTCCTTGAGAAAACTAACAGGAAGATTACGAATCTCATTTACCCTCTGCAAATCATCATCACTAATCTCCATTAGTTTCCTCCTTTTCCTTAGCAAGAAGTTCACGAAGATGGTTCACATCTTTGTCACCAAAGATATTGAATCCCATAGAATTGAGACGTAACTTTAGTCTTCGTCTAATAGATGAGCGTTGACCAGCATTAGTTCCACCCCAGAAACCAAACTCTTCATTGTGTACAGCATGAGCAAAACATTCTTTTAGAAATGGACATGTTTCACAAATACGCAACAGATAAGCATCTTGCCTGCTATAAGTTGGATAAGGTTTGCGTGGTTGACGTGCACTTGGATGCACATCAAGAGGCGGTTCTAGCCATGGTTCTTGATAGTCTTCTGGGTCAGCACCCTGACTGACATGAAAGAACACATCTGTCGGTAGACCATAACAATTCTGGCTCCCATCAAATTTAGGATAACTAGGTTGTGAAATATCTACATCAAGATGCGGATAAGATGGATGTTGAATTATCATAAGTACCTCCCAAAAGTATCTTGTAAGATACTATTCTGAATCTTCATCTGAATCCGTTTCAGCCCTAAGGTCATCTTCTAGTTCTTGCCTAAGTTCTGCCTGAAGTTCTTCACGCTTATCAAACTTGTTGCTGTATTCTTCGAAATCCTCAAACCTATCGACAAGGTTTAGTTTGATAGT